TAATACGCCGTTCGTGCTAGTGAGTTTCGTCGCAGTTACACTGCTGTTGAATGTAGCTGCACCTGCTTCTGACATATCAAGGGTAAGGGCTGTAACTAATGTTGATAAATCGCCATCAAAACCTTGTAATCTAATATCTTTATCTGCAATAGCTGTTTTAATATTTAAATTTTGACTGCCACTTTCAATAGTTCCTATACTTGTTCCTCCATCTTGAAACTCAAGTATTGCACCATCAGCATCAAGAATTAAAGTACCTGCTACATCTAAAGTTAAATTACCAGAAACATTCTCAATTTCATTAGCTTTGATTCTAATACTATCAGAACCTGCAATCTTTATATCTATCTGATCATCTGTATCAGCAGTAATAGACGTATCTGCATCAGCATCAAGAATAAGCTCTTGACCGTTGAGATCTATTAGTGATGCTTTTGTAATTGACATTTATCTATTCTCCCTTGAAATTAAACAATATATGAAAACTGCCCAGCTACATAAGTACCTGCACTGTTTGCGTGGTCTTGCCAAGTCATCGCAAACCAGCCTCCTCCGTTTGAAGCCGAATAAAGTCCAAAATTTGTGTTATTGGCAGTCGGTATCACAAATGGGATGTGTTGATCTCCAAAAGTTACTCTATAGGTCGAGACTGGGTTATAAGCCGTTGTAGCTGTTGAGTTAAGTGTAAAGGGCAATCCTGAAACCATAATTGATCCATTCGGACTATTTGTATATGACCTTCCAACGTAGAACGTGACGGTTACAGTATTTCCAACTTTTTGATACCAACCGCCCGGATTCAATGCTCCTCCTCCTGTTGGGTTTGTAGAACCTCCAGAAATCATTACTGGTGTCCATGTACCTTCTTCATAATCGTCAAGCGTATTTGAAGCAGCCCCATTAAAACTATTTCCTAGTTCTACACCTTCACTTATTGAAACTACACCTCCACTATGTATTCGCATTCTTTCTACAGTAGTTTCTGATCCATCAGGAGTTGTGTAAAACTCCAACCTACCGGGCATATCATTACTACCGGGAGTACCGTCTACTTTTGCTTGGATAACAGCAGCTAGACTTTCTATGTCTGTACCATCAGCACCAGTAAAGAAAATACCACCAAGTCTATCTCCTGATGCAACAGAAGTAGAAGTTCCGTTAGATGTACCTCTACTTCTACCAAATAAAAGTAAAGGAGCAACAGCAGCAGTTGTCCCTGTATTTCCCACTAGAGCCATAGCAGAATCGTTATACCCAGTTCCTTCTTTTAATAAGTTAGGTGTTACTCCTGATAAAGATCTTGAAGCAGTTGTTCCAATTAAAACTCTGTCGTTACCTGCATCAACGAATAACATATTAGCATTGCCGTCAGACTCCACTCTGAAGTCTCGCGCTGCATTGCTATCTTGGTTAATTACAATAGTGCCACCTGACTCCACAGTGATTGCATCAGATTGACTACCGCTTACAACTGTACTGATTTCAATTTGAGAGCTTTCACCGGAATCACCTCCAGAATGAAGTCTCATTAAATTTGTATTTGAGGTGCTTGTGAAATCAATCCAACCACTCGCATCGTTGTAAGTGCCTACGCTTTGCCCATCAAAAGCTATAGAGCCAGCAACACTAAGCGTTGAACTGTTAATAGCAGTGCCTGTTTTTATTGAAACTCTGTCATTCCCAGCATCAACAAATAACATATGTTGGTTGCCATTACTTTCTACTCTAAAATCTACATCAGCAGAAGAGTCATTAATAGTAACTGTACCATCTAAACTAACTAGTTCTACTGGGGCTGTTGTTAATGCCATTTATCTATTCTCCTTTAAAGAGTATTTGCTTTATCTCTTTCTGCTCTGGTCTGATAATCACTTCTGCCAGTTACAAGAGTTACAAAGTCAGCTTGATTGCTAGGGATAGGATCTGTGAAGCTTTCATCATTCATAAGCTTTGTAGTCCATTCAGTCTGCATACGCTTCCAGCAATTATTCTGTTTGCCAGTTACTGCATCTTCTATCCATGTCTTTATGTCCAACAAATCATTATTAAGTATTGCTTGTTGAGTATCGTTAAGTGTTATTGTTACTGTTAAATCTGCCATTTTTAATCTCCTTTAAGATTGGTTATTTCGCCTAGCATAATAAAGTTCCTTGTACATAGGTATAATTAGAGCCATTAGCTATATCAGCACTTGTAGTACCTGAAAACTGGTAAACTCTAATTGTCATAGTATCGTTTGCATCCATGTCTGCAACAACGGTATGTGAAAATGTTGTTGGATGAGTGCCATCACTAGTAGCATCAAATTGATCCAAAGAAGTTGAATTATTGTACGATCTATTACTAGTAAGAATCTGCGTAAAGAACCACTCTGCATCTGTCGGTATTGAGAAAAAACTAATATTACAGACAATCAGATATTTGCCTGTAACTGGAGCAGTAAAAGTGTCACTGGCAAAGTCTCCATTTACGTCATAAAATTCGCTATCAAAGGTTACATCGTTATAACCTGTTGAAAGATTAGATTGTTGTGCTGACTTGTAAACAGAAAACGCTGTCTGCCCCGGCATGGTAACGTGCCTATTAGCATCCCATACAATTGCTGCATAATTTGTTAAATTAGCTTGACCAGCTAGTAAACCTCCACTACTTGTAGCTACAGCTAAACCACCTTGTGTAGTTTCTGGATCTACTCCTACATCTACATATCCATGAGTACCGCTTGCATTAGGAGCATTAACTCTAATTACTTTAACAGCATTATCATTTACTCCGTGTTGAAAACGAGCAATCATATCACCAGATGTAGATGTTCCAACTACTGTTAAAGCACCATCAGGAACATGTGTATTTATGCCTACTGAATTGTTACCACCGTTAACGTAGAATGCGTGTGAATGCGTGTCTGACTCAACTCTGAAGTCTAGATCAACTCCAGCATTGTTGAAAGCTGTTTCTGCTTCTAAAAGAGAAACACGCTCTCTTTTGGTTCCTGCGACAATAGTTTGCAAGTAAAGAGCGCCATCTTCTGTGCCATCACTTGCATCCATTATCTGACTAATAATTTGAGCGTACTCCACAGCTTGACCAGCATCGTTACGCCCATCAAAGTCTATTGAGCCAATCACATCAGAATCTGCTGGACTAGCTGAGTTTCTGTTAAGGGTAAGAACAGGGCCAACGCTTGCATCTGCATCAGAAGTTCTTAGGGTAAGATTATCTCCGTTATCAGACCTATCAATAATTACACCACCGCTACTACCTATTGATAGTAATTGAGCCTCATTCCCTGAGTCAGCTCTATCAAGGTTGAGAGAGTTAGCAGATGAGTCAATGCGGAAACCGTAATGGATCGTGCTATCAGTCGGCTGTAAACTTAATGCAACCTCTCCTGCTGTATTGCTTCTTGCTCGTCGGGCTTTAACATCTCCATCAACTTCTAGAGTGCTTGCCATATCTACAGCACCGTCAATATCTACCACATCTAAATTAGCTGTACCATCTACATATAAATCTTTAAACTGTAAAGAGCTTGTACCTAAATCTATATCATTATTAGTAGTAGGTCTTAAAACTCCATCAGCTAATACAATCTGCTCAGTACCAGCAATATCAAACCTTATAGTATCTTCATCACTAGACTCTTCTACTTGAATCTTAGTATCGCTGTCTGCATCTACTAGCTGTGTAGCTGTTGTAATGTCTGTATTAGTATTAGTAATAGCTTCTACTAGGACATTAGCAGGAGGAGCAGTAGCAAAGGTTACTGTAGTTCCTGAGACTGTGTAGTTTGATTTACTTTGATATACACCATCAAAATATACCTGTACGTTATTCTCATGTACTGGCTGCGTAGATAATGTCAGAGTAGTATCACTACCGTCACCTGTCATAGTGTTAATAGTATTGTTTGATCCACCTACAGTAGTAGTGCTATGATAAACTGTTATTACCCTACCAGTTGCAGGAGCAGCACTAAGAGTTAATGCTGTGCCTAACACGCTATACGCATTGTGAGCTTGGAATACACCGTCTACAAAGACCATTAGGTTTTGCTCATCTGATGCTGCTGTGCTCAAAGTAAATGCAGTAGTTGATCCATCACCAGTAAAGATGTCGGTATCCATGTTAGTGCTGTTACCACCACCACTCCCAGCAATAGCAGCAAACTCTGTACCGTCATGTCCTTCAAACTTACCTAGTGTACTATTAAATCTAAAGTCACCTGCTGCACCTGAAGGTCTTTGTGCTGTCGTACCTACAGGTACTCTTATAGCATCTGTATTAGACCCTACATCTAAAGTTACGTTTGGTGATGCTTGATTTATACCTACCCGATTATTAGAACTATCTACCTTTAAGGTATTAGTATCTACAGTTAAGTCTCCAGAGATTGTTAAAGCACTAAGCGTACCTACACTTGTAATATTAGTTTGTGCAGCAGTAGCTATCGTACCTGTAAGATTGTTAACTACTAAGTCAGCAGCAGCATATCCTGTTGCACTAGTGTTTACTGTAGCAGCAGGTTCTGTTTGCGTATCTGTAAATAATCTAAATGTATTATCAGTAGAAGCATCAAAGAATAATCCAGCAAACTTAGTTGTACTAGATTCTACATATTTACCAAAGAATCCAAAGTCACTTGAATTACCTGTGTTAGAGTTTAGAAGACCTGTAAAGTTATCATCTGATACTATTGGGCCTGTCTGTGTAGTTGTGCCTGATACAGTTAAGTTACCAGATACTGTTAAATTATTTCCAACAGTTACATTATTAGGTAATCCTATGGTTACTGTACCACTGCTTTCTGCTACCTCTACTTCATTAGAAGTTCCTGCAAACGTAATTGTTCCACCAGAAGCAACAGCAGTTGAGTTAGATCCATCTGACACAGTAACTACATTACCTACTGCTAAATCAATAGTACCATCACCATCTTGATATGTTACTGTAATACCTGTTTCAGTATTAGAGCTAAACATAGCTCCAACAATATCTTGTATTCTTTCTGCTTGTAGTGTTACTGCTCCGCTAGATACGGAGAAGTCTGTAGAATCAAAACTAGCTATACCTTTGTTAGAAGAAGTTGCATCTTCTCCAGAGAATGTTACAGTACCAGAACTTTCTGCTACATCTAAACCTTCTCCTGCTGCAAAGGTTATAGTTCCTCCTAGTGCAGTTGCAGTAGAGTTACTACCATCCGTTACAGTAATGCTAGAGTTAGCAAGTTTAGCGTTTGCAATAGATCCTGCTAGTTGTGCGTTAGTAATAGTTCCTGACAAACTAGATGTAGGATAATTAGTTGCATCACTAAGATCAAAAGCAGGAGTAGCATCAGAAGCTCCTAGTGCTAAACTAATACCACCATAAGAAACTGTAGAGTTTGCTAGTTTGCTATTTGCAATACTACCTGCAAGCATAGTGTTTGTTACACTACCAGTATCTCCTGTTCCTACAATAGTACCTGCTGTATTTGGTAAAGTAACTGTAGGATTACCGCTGAAGTTAGCATGTGCAGGTGCTTGTAATCTTAGATAGTGAGCATTATTGCTTTCACAATAAAAATCTATATAAGACTGAGTGCCACCATTTTTAATTTTTATAGCACCTTGAGAGATTAAGACTCCATTTGTAGAGCCTCCACTAATACCTAATGTCCCAGCAATATCACCATTGCCTGATATATCTAAAGTAGCTCCATCTAGCTCACCAGTAATCGTAAGGTTACGAATACCTGTATAATCTTTGTTAGCGTCTAATACAACGGCTTTAGAGGCGATTGCTGTGCCTACTGCTGTACTACCTAGGTCTAGAGCATTTAACTCTCCTACAACGGCTGTGATGCCGTCTAACGTGTTTATTTCAGCAGTGGTTGCAGTAACTCCATCCATAATGTTTAGCTCTGCTGTTGTAGCAGTTACACCATCCATTATATTAAGTTCTGCTGTTGTGGCTGTTACGCCATCCATAATATTTAGTTCAGCAGCGGTTGCTGATATAGCAGTGCCATTAAAATCAATAGCGTCTAAGTATGCAACACCATCAATGTATATATCTTTCCATTGCTGTGAAGAACTTCCTAAGTCGTGGGTATCGTCATCATCAGGTATAATGTTAGAATCTACATCTGCACCAAATACAACATTGTCTGAAGCTGAGTCTCCTAAAGTAAGTGTACCACCGTTAAACGTAGTAGTACCTGTGACTGTAAGATTACCATCTACATCTACATTACCTGCAAACGTAGCATTAGCTCCACTAGCTGTAAGCATAGTAGTAGAACCAGATTTAATTATTAAGTTACCTGAAGTATTTGTTAGTGCAGCATACTGAGTACCAGCGTCTTTTAGTACTACATCTCCACCGTCTGCATCTAATATAATATCGCCAGCTACGTCTACAGTAAGATCACCAGAGCTTAAATCTATCTCTGTACCATCTATTGTAATATTATCTACTACAACTCCTGCATTAGCTGTAACTGCACCTGTAACTGCCAAAGTGCTAGATAGTGTAGCTGCTCCTGTTACGCCTAATGTACCTGCTACTGTAGCATTCTCATCTATATCCAGCGTGTCAATATGAGCAGTACCATCAAGGTATAGATCTTTGAACTCAAGGGAAGATGTACCCAAATCAATATCATTATCGGTGACAGGAACAATAACACCGTCCTGAACACGTATCTGTTCCACTGCACTGCTAGATACCTCTACAAAAAATCCAACTCTATTATTTGTACCGTCTACTACAACCTTATTAAGAAAATCTAAATCACCAATTTGAGGTACGTTACCACCTTGTCCTGCTGTGCCATCGTGTCTGTGTCCTGTATTTGTAGAACTGCTAGAAGAGTATGCAAAAGCATTTAGAAGTTGGTTATACTCATTATTAAACAGTGATGCTGTAATTGTATCACCGTCTGAAAATGTACTTTGTCTGGTATAGCTTTGAGCCATTTATTATCTCCTTCCTGAAGGTGCGTAGTTTACGTACATACCATTTACTGTGTAAGGTGCTTTTTGATCATTGCTTTTTATAATAAAACTTATGGTATGACCACTACCCTGTATCGCTTGCCTAACCAGTGGATCTGAAGGCGCACCAAATACGTTTGTTCCTAAAATACCTGTACCAAAAATACTTGGTAGAGGTATAGAGTCAAATATGTAGTCAGGTGGCTGTGCCACATCAGGGTCTTCAAAGTCAAACCTAACTCTTAAACTAGGTTGAACTGCTCCCTCTGGACTGACAGATAGTCTCATGTAATATAATGTTTTTCTTGTACCAGCATCACCAAAGTCTAAGCTTGGCGTTTGATATGCTGCATCTATATCTCTTGCAGTAGCTCCTGAATGAAAAGAATTACCGTCATCATGGTTGTATATAAAACCGTTAGAGTCACCATGAAATGTTTTTTCTATTCCATTGTTATCAAAGTCTGAGCTAATTGCTGTAGCTTTTATTCCTGCTGTTTCCGAATATTGAAAACCTTGATTAGTAATTGTAGCTATAATACCTTTAGCTGATGAGTCTGCTGTTTCTGAAGCACCAGTAGGTATGTTGTAAAATAATCTGTATTGTGATTTACTTCTTAATACTGCACTTGTAATTGTAAAATTATTTATGTTATCTGCAATATTTTGAATAATACTTTGTATTGGTCTACTAACAGAGCTTAACTCTACGTCACCAATACGTGCCGTACCTGCAACAGTACGAAGTCCATCAGGACTTAAAAATAGCAAGTCACCACCTATTTCCTGTATAGACGCTCCATCCATACAACCTACGTTCTGCGTAATAGGTACAACTGCTATATTGCTAGAATCATTTATGTTTATAAGTTTAAACAATGAGTTCTGACAAAATATAATCAAATCATTACGGAAGCTCTTAATACCAACTATCTGGTCTTCTAAGGCTATGCTTCCTGATCCTGTTCCACTAAAACTTGTAGGATCATTTGTAGCACTAAAATATATTGTGCTAGGTGTTGACGGATCTCCTGCTACTACTAAGTGCTTATCGTGTACCGTACAAAACTTAGCAGTCTTAGACCCATCTATTGTTATGCTCTCAGCAAAAAATGTTCTACTACTGAGTGCTCCTGTTCCTGTCATTTTAAAAAAGAATGGTTTATTACTACCACTCTTATCAGTCATTATAACTGATCCAAAGTCATCTACACCTTCAAAGACTGCAAACTGAGACTGTTCTGGTGAAGTAAACGCTGACACTGATCTACCACTAAATGTAGAAAAGTTATCTCCGCTTCCTGATACACTAGCTTTATTTAGTTGTAGATAGCTTGTACCATCTTGACTAAAAAACATATCGTCATCTGCTGTGGCTATAACACCATCTGCATATACTTGTAATCCTAGTATAGGAGTAGCACCATTAGGTCTAACTGCTGACGCTCCTCCAAAAGGACTAAAACCATTCACACGCCTATAGCCACCATCCGCATCTACTTCAAAGTTACGAAGTGTACTAGCTACTCCGGGCTGTCCTGTCATTTCAAGCTGGTTTAAGCTTGTAAATAAACCTCCCTTAGATGACAAACCATAGGGTTGGGACATTAAACCATCCTCATGCGATCATCTTTAAAATATCCCGGTGCAGGTTCCATAAGATGTAATCTCATTAATTTTAAACCACGCTTGTAGTCTTCAAGTGAAAAAGCAGACATTTGTGGATTTTCTTTAAATTGATAAACATAGTATCTTGTTCTAGCAATAAGAACTGAACTATAAGTATCTGGAAACACTATCTCATCAGAATGTGCTGACAACGCTGTAGGTTGATTGTATGCATAAAAGAAAACCCTATAAACCTTATCAGGTATAGGGCTTAGTCCAAAGTTACGACTATCAGGACTTCTAATGATTCTGTCAGGGACTCCATAGTTTTGAGTATCTGCATCATCTTGATTCTGTGCTAATCGTAAATAATCTTTCCATTCTTCTATTGTAGTAAAACGTAAATTACGTATTGTAAATGGTGCAGATTCACCAGATACTCCCACAGTAGTTAAAAGAAAATTATCAAAATCTACATATCCATAGTCAGTAGTTATACTGGAACTAGCTGGTTTTAATTCATACCATCTAGTTCCTGCTTCAGTCTCTATGAATACATTACCATAGTTAGGATCTGGATTACCACTTTCTCCTGCACTAAGAAAAGGCCACTGAGGTTCTTCATTTACAATATCAAAGTATGCACGATTAATTGCATCCTTTACATGGCTTTGAATACCTGTAGAAGATCCAAAGTTAGTAGAAGTAAGTTCTACTTCATTCATCTCCCTAAGTACTTCATTAGCTAATTGTAAATATGTTGTAGCCATTACTTACCTACTTTTTTCTGTGCTTTTTTATGCGCTTCTGTAAAAGATGTCCCTTTTTTCATCATAGATGTCATAGCTTTCATATGCTTTCCAGTATGATGAACAGAATGTTTTTTCATAGTAGCTTGCTGTCTTGGAGTTAAATCTGAGACATCTGCTCCTTTTATCATCATTTTCTTTTTAGCTGGTTTTTTCATTTCATTGTATTCCTTTTCATTTTAGATGCACAATGTTTTTCCATCTCTTGTATGGATACGTAGCTGCCTTGATTGTATTGCATTCTGCTTCCAGCCATCATTTGCTTACGCATTTTATCATCCATGTCTTCATCCATAGGTGAATAACCCATAGCAGCTTTTTTACGCTCCATCATCATTTTATATCCCGGCATTAATCTTGCTCCATTGAAAAAGTTTTACTTTTATCTCTAGCAGCTTCTATTTCTGTAGGATACTCTGAAGTATCTTGTCCTTTGCTAAAGATCCTATCATAATTATCTTTGTACTGAGAAAGATTCATACCTCTCCTAAATCTACTGGGTTTACTAACAATAGCTTTTCTAAACATCATAGGATTTGCGTCTGAACCAATCTGTGCCATTTTATCTTTCTCCTTAAATGGAAGGGGCCACCGAAGCAGCCCCATCCGTTGTAGGTCTAGTCAATACCGTAGAAGGCTGAGACAAGAGCTTCGCCACGAAGAACCTGTGCGCCATAAACGTGTAGACCACGTACAATATCACCAAAGCTAGAAGGATCACGGATCACTTCAGTATTAGTAATAGTTTGTGCGGTAGCCGTAGAAGACATGTGACCAGCCAATACTTTACCAGCAGCGTTAGACGTTGCAGCAATATTGTTTGACTTGTACATATCAAATCCACGCAGCTTACCAGAGCTTACCAATCCATTTCGGATTGATCCTTGTCCAGCGTTGAAGTCTACTGACAACAACTTAGAAGAGCTTTGAACAAGCACTTCGTAGAACTCAGGACTAGCTACGAACCATCGTCCCTCTTCAGGAACATTTTGCTCATCTAGAAGACGAGCCATACGAGACATGACATCAATAGGGTCATGCTCACTAGTACCAAAACCAATGTCCAAGTTACCAGTACCATCAAAGGTTCCAGCAGCAAGGTCAGTAGCATTATCAGAACCAAGCACATGGTTAGGGCTTGAAGCTGATACACCAGCAAACATTTCAGCAATTACGCCAGCATCAAAGGCATCTCGCAATGCATAAGCTGCTGAAGAGGTTGCTACCTCACGGAAGTTTACGTGAGACATGTTTGTTTCAATGTCATCAACAATAAACTTAAATGCGTTTGCTACGTCTACCGTCAAGGTTAGTTCTTGGTCGGTTAGCTTAGTAGCCGTTACATCTTGGCCCCTTTCATACTGTACGATAGTAATTTCAGGTTCCTTGATGATTCTTACGGTATCACCAAACGATGCTATTTCACCAGCATAGTCAGTGTTCGTAATCGCTTCTACGACAGAAGCCTTACGGAAAAAGTTAAGTACCTGCTTAGAATAAACTTTAGGCAGGAAGAAAGAGTTTGTTTGACCCGATACAGAGTTAGCAAAGTTTGCGTCAGTATCTGTACTTGGTTCAAAAAACTGGTCTGATTGATTAAAAGCCATGTTAATATACTCCTAGTAAAACATTTATTTTACTACTCTGCCCTCAATCATAGCTTGTTTGATTTCATCTTCTAGTCTATCAAACTGATCAAGAGACATCGCAGCGATTTCCCTTTCAGTCCAAATCTTAGGCTGACCAGCATCAACAGAAGTAGTTTTTGTAGAAACCATATCTGCTGCGCTGCCCTTTGCCTGTTTAGGTTTGGGCTGTGATTTAGTTTGAGTTATTCCGTTTTCTATTTTAAAAAGATCTATAGCTTTAGAAGCCAACGTAGCATTATCAGGATTATTGTATATCCAATCTTGAATTTGCTCTGGTTGTTCTTTAGCCCACTCATGAAACTCATCAGACCCTCTCAAGTCTTCAAAATCTGGATGACGCTCTTTCAAAGTAGTTTCAGCTTCTCTACGCATAACTTCTGTCTCACGCTGACGCATGGATGTTAATTGTGCTTCAAGATCTGCAACTTGTCTTTGACTTTGCATGTGAGCTACAGATTCTACTGTATTATAAAGATCAGGATATTCTTGTTTAAATGCTTCTAGTTCTTCTTCAGATCTAGGGGGTTCATAAACTGGTTGTGATGCACGAGCAGCAGCTTCCAGTTCTTGTTCCTTTTGTTTAAACTCAGAAAGTTTCTGATCATAATGACGTTTTAAATCATCATATCTTTTTTTATAGTTTGCTTTTTGTTTTGGTTGCACTTCTTCTTCAGGGGCCACTTCATCAGGGGTAGCCTGTTCAGGTGCATAAAACAACCCATCAGCATCGCCTACTTTGTCCTTATCTGGCGTGTGCCAAGACTTACGTGCATTATATGGGTTAGGGGTTTCCTCCTCTAAAATTGCTTCGGACATACTCATTCTCCTTCATGGGGCTTGTGTTTCGCAAGGTAGCCATATTAACTCCGTCGAGTAAATGGGGCTTGACTTACCAAGGTAGCCATAAAAATTATTGAACGCTAGGCATCTTATTAGCTCCGATCATAAGCTTCTTGATTTCTTCGTCAGTCTTGCTCATGTCGAATCTATCCTCTTCAAGTTCTTCTTCATCTTGACGAGGCATTCCTCCTACGTTCATCTGTTGTAGCCCACCATCATAGGCACGTTCAGCATCATCCATCATTCTTTGGAGATTATCTGCACCTAATTGGTCGGTTGCTTTTCTGGTGAATACAAATTCTCCATCCGATAATCGGGCTGGTATAGAATCTGATACACCTGTTCCGGGGCCGTCTACTTCGCCAGCACCCGAAAACTCTGAAGCAGTAGTAATTACTTTATCCAATATATCTGAAAGTCTTGGATCTTTAGTAAGTACTTCTGCTAAATAATTTTGTTCATTATCATCAAGTGATTCATCCATTACAAATTTAATGTAATCTTCTTCCATTTCATTATCAGGAAGTTGTGAGGCCATTACCTCTTCCATTTCATCTGGTGGTATGTTTGGATATGTATCTACTGGCATACCCTCTGATGGCATCATAAGAGAACCATCTGCTTTTTTCTCTCTTTCTTGCAACATTTTAAAATCTTCACCAGATATTTTACCATCTTTGTTTGCATCTAATTTTTCTTGACCACCTACTAATAATTTTCTTCTTGAATGTTTTTCAGCAGCCTTTTGCATATTACGATCCATATCACGGATTGCTTGTTCTTCCAATGCTTTTTTCATTTCTTCTGGTGTCAAATTAGGATCATCTAATTGTCTATATTGTTGAGCTAATTTTTTATAACTTTCTCTATGTGCATCATCTCTAAAAAAATCTGATTTATCATCAGCTAAAAGTTTTTCAATTTGTTTAGCAGCCTCTGTAAATGTCATTTCTTTTTTATCTGCCATCTTCTTTCCTTTCTATAGCTTCTTCAACAAGCTTATCTAACTCCTCTAAGCGTCCCAGCAAATTCATCTTCCCCTGACTGCGGTACACCTCCAGTTCCGATGTTGCCCCCACCAGTACCTGTAGCTCCAAGGTTTTGAGGTTGTTGAGGTGCTCCTTCAGGGCTTCCCATTGGGCCTTGTTCTTGGTTATTGGAGCCAGCTTCCGGGCCAACATTTTGTCCAGCATTTTGCATTCCTATTATTTGCGCCATCATAGCTGCTTCTTCTGGATCATTCAGAAGCTCATCAGGATCAAGATCCAGACTATAAGCAAGCTCGCTAATAAGCTTATTAACTTTAATAAACGGAGCAACAGCAGGATTAGATGCAGTTTGAAGAAACATAGTAAGTCTCTGGCTCCGTACCTCTTTTTGCATAAGGCTGTTAGTGCCTGTAGCTTTAACTTCAAGATCACCCTCCACTCCTAAATCAGCCTCTAAAAACTGCATATTCCATTGAAAGTATGCTTCTCCAAGAGGCTTCAAAAGAAAATCGTCTAGGTTTTTAATTACCGTTTTAATATTTAGAGAGGCTGCTCCAAGCAACATAGACATCCCAGAGGCAGTCCTAGTCATGCTCTGGACACCAGTTTGTCCATGAGAGTAACTAGGAATGCCTGTCTGTTCATCTGCAAGCTGCCTAAACTTATCAAACATCATCATATTCTCGTTAGAAGTATTAGGAAATTTAAGTCCGTTTATAGCAGTGCCGGGAACGCCAGCCTGTCTTCTGAACACCTTTCCGGGGTATATCTCCATATTCTGACCGCCTACTAAGGCAGTTTCGTCTACATCAAATATAACCGATCCAGATAACGCTAAGTTATCAATAGCCATTCTTGCATGACCATTCATAATCTTTTGCGAATCTTCCATGTTTTCCGCTATACCAATTCCAAAAAAGCTATAGGGATTACGCTCATAACTAAAAGCATGGTAAGGGATTCTATAAGGTGTGAAGGGATTGACCGCCGTACGAAGCATTTTTCCGTTGCAGATCCATGCATTGATTTGGATCTCATCTAAGTCATCTACCTCCTGTGGTAATTCCATTCCTACTTGTTTAGCGTATTCTGCATCCATAACGCCCCAATATTCAAGAACTTCAAATTGACTAGCACCGTACTCATCTGTACGGCTGTCATCTTTTAGCTCCTGTTCGTAGTCTTTCTCTACGTAGTTTGGCCCCATCTGCAAACATTCACGTATTGCGTCATTGTCGAAATACGGAAGGTTTCTAAGGCCTCTAAGCTGTGTTCTATTCATACGATGCCTATGAAACACATACTCAGCTTCTTGTATTGTAGTTGCATTAGGATCAGGGAAAAAGTCCCATATACTAACAAACTCTATTCGTGGTACTCTAACTGATATAGGAGAATATGTTCTTTCTCCATCATCGTTTTTAGTCCACCTGTTTAAAGTTTTGTTAAAATTAAATGGCCCTTTTATTATCCCTGTGCCAAATAATGCAGCTTCAAATAAAGAATTTCTTATTTCGCTTGAACCATTAGATTCTTCAATCTGATCATGGATTAACTTTTCCATTCTCCTTGCTGCTTTTGCAGCAGGACTGATTTCAAGCATTTCTGGAATTGGAGAGAGTCCTTCAACAAGTCTGTCTTCTGCTTCTTTTTCAATTCTTTTTTCTTCAAACTTCCCTGTCCCGATTGTTGCTCCTGCTTTGAGCGTACGCCCGTCACCTTCAAAACCAACATCATAGGGATTCTCCGTTTCCTCCTGTCCTCCAGTCATTTCTCCCATAGAAGACTCTAATCCGGGTACAGGATTTTGTGTATCTAGATGTGCATGTTCTGCTACACCTTCAGGAACTTTAGTTTCACTAATACCTATAGGAAACTTATTAGCTCCAAAAATAACATCTACTAACTGACCATAGGCAGCTAACACTTTTGTCTTTGTAATCTTTACAAATACTCTAGATTTTTCTGATTCTCTAAAGCGTATGTTCTTACCATATAATCCACGATAGTTATGATATGAAGTAAGCCATCTCTTTTCATCTAAATCTCTTGCAGATTCAGCAGATATAAATCTATCTTGTATAAGACCTACTAAGTTATTACGAAGGTTTTCTTCAAGAGTTAAATTTAAACCCTGCTCATCTTCTACTTCTTGAAAGTAAAGATCATTAGATGTTAAATTATTTTCTGCCATATTTAGTATCCAAACTCCGAATCAACAGGAGTATATGCTTGCTCCATTCTCATGTGTCTTAATTGACTCATAGGATCATTAATCCTAGGTCTTGACATAATTAAATATCTTAGTGCATCATATGCATGATCAGGTGCATGTGTATTTACATCCTCTGGATTACTTTTATCTAGAGGAAGACTTTGCAATTCTTTTATTAAATTAGGACAAGTGTTAAATATTTGTAATTTAGGTCTACCACTTGATCTAATTTTTAAATATTCATGTATCTGTATCTTACCTTGTATTCTATTCTTATCGGCCCTACGGAGTTTGTGACCTGCACGGACTAAAGTTTCTCCTACTGTAGGGCCAGTTGTTCCTGTTCTATTCCAAGCTGCTGTGTCCAATACACCTTGAACAGACATAGGATCATCTAATTCCATATTAGTTATAAGATCTGCTAAATCTGCTCCTGTTAAACCTTTACGATACAATTCTCTATATATGATTAAAGTACCATCAGTAGGATCAATACAACCCCAAACACAAGAACTTTCAGAAGCATACCCATAGTCAATTCCTTTTATTCTTTCCCAATGTATAGGTATTTCAAAAGGAGTAATAACATGTGTATTTAATTCAAACTCTGTAAATGCTGCTCCTTCTGTTACATCCCAATTACCCTCTAACAACTGTTTACGTTGTACAGCAGGTAAAGATTTTAACATCTGCTCATATCTGCCATCTTTTGCAAGATAAGGGTTATCTTCTAACCTAGCAGGTATGAACTTACGTGTCAGTCCATCCTCTCCCATAAAAGCCTCATTAGGCTCATTAGGATCTACATATCTTTTCTTAACCCAAGTAGCACCTACGCCACCGGGGTTAGCCGTACACCTCATGTACGGTGTAATCTCTGGATCTGTCGTTCTCAATCGTGAGGACAGATAGTTCCAAGAAAACTCTGTATTAAGATGAGTAATCTCATCAAACCCGATCCAAGAATATGCTTGTCCTTGGTATCGGTACACATCTGCATCTCTTTCCAAGAATCCGAACTCTATTTTAGCTCCTGAAGGAAAAGTCCATATCTTTTCTACTTCTCTAAACTTAGAACCCGGAAAAGCCTTGGGATATAACTCCCTAGACTTGTCAATAAGTTCCCTCAGTTCTGGCATGGATCGTCGCAGAATTAACGCCCTATGAGCTGCCTTGTGTGCGAATCTGAGGGGATCAACCAGCATAGCATAGGACTTGCCTCCCCCGGCTGCACCACCATACAGCACATCTGTTTCAGGAGCTGCTAAGAAGTCTGTCTGTGGGCCATCATTTGGCCTAAATATTACTTCTTGTTTATCTAGTTCTTTTTGTAAATTATCAGGTAAAAGATCTAGATCCTTGCTGTCAACTACTTTACCTTCTGTGGTTTTAGCGTTGGCTGGTTCATCAAACTTTTTATGTATATTAGTTTGTTTCTTTAAACTTGTTCTTACACTTTTAAGTTTTTTCTCTAATGTTTTTTCTCTCTTCTTCTTTTCTCTAATAGATCGTTGGGCAGCTATCTTAGCCTTTGTTTTGCTATGATAGTTGTACCCTCTTTTAGGAGCATCAGGATCTAGTAATCCTAGTTCTATCTTCTCCTTCTTGACATACTTACTAATAGTCTGGTGAGATATTTTGACATCTTCAGAAGAATTTTCAATAATATCTTTGGCTTCTCTTAGACTAGCAATCTTACCAGATATTAAACCATTTATAGTTTCTATTAGTAACTCTATCTGATCAGGTACTGCTATTAGTTCAGAACCATCATCAGTTAACTCATATCCGAAAGGAACAGAGCCTGAAGTCTTCTTCTTTCGTTGAGGAAACTCCATCTACTCTACAATCTCACCTTCGTATACAGTTTCTTCTTTCGCAGGTAGAATAAACAAACTACCTGTGTTAACATCTAAATTATGGTTGACATCTAATTTATCTTTCTTAGATATACCCACCCTATCTAAAATAGTCTGAGCAGCCTGTAGTTTAGTGTTAACTTGAGGTATGGCATCATCAGAGTTCATAACCTCAACAAGTTTAAAAGCAGCTTGTGGTGCAGATTGAGCTAGGATACCAGAGGCCAGATCAATCACCTCTTGTTGCAAACTTCGTATGACTTGTGGGTGACTGCCTTCTGCATATCCTGCTAGCTCTGCTGCTCTCTTTGGATCACCTCCTGTTGTAATCAGATTATCCAAAAACTTTTGCTGCTTTTCAGTTAACTCTCTAGTCTTAGAGGGTCTAACTTCTTTAGGTACAAACTTTGATATGTGCGACATAACTCTATGAAATAACACTAAGTATAGGGTTGAATTTGAGATTTGTCAAGCTTTTTTTGATTTTCTTTGAAAAAGACTTGACAGATCCTCATCTGAGCCTTATAATATTGTCAATACCGTATGATACGGTTTGATACGTAAACTACGTTGTATAATAAATTATTTATTAAACAAGATCTGATACAGTGTATCATACCTTCTTAATCTCCGTTAAATCATTCTTAATATTTAACATACTTGACTACATCCCTCCAAAGCTTTACAATTGAAAAATAGTTTAAAATGTTTGAGATTGCCTTTTATGTGGTAGGGGGTGGGGTGGCCTCCTGCCCCGGCTGGCGATATGTTCACATTTTGAACTCAAATATTGTACGTATTTTAAAGATTCAAAAAACCAGCCCAACTATTGAACCTATTTTAAATACTCAAAATAAAGATCCGAAAAATATGTTCAAATATTGAACCTATTTTTTGAACTTATTTTAAATATTCAAAATACGATCAAGATTTACGATCTCGTGACAGATTTAAAATGTTCAAAATTTGCACTCACTTTTTGAACCTATTTGAAATATTTCAAAAACTTACCAGCATTTCCAGCATGCAAGAACCATGCCAAAATAATTCTAAAACTCCGCTACGCTCAAAACTTTTTTTAGTCGGTGTATACCTTACCCCAAAAAAAACATGCTGAGATCGCATTACAGGCCGTTCTCGAAGACATTTTCCTGTAACATTTTGTAACATTCTCCCTCTTTTTTGGCTTGGCATGATTATTGCTAATTAATTGCAAGTATCGTGCCAGTTTATTTTATTTCCCAATTCGTAACATTTTGTTACATTTCCCTATTGCAAACATTATGCCAACTACTAGCTGCATTTATGCAACACAAAAATATCTATTGTTGCGTAAATAATAGTAGATATTTTGTTTTATATGATTATTATAGTTCGTGTTCAGTCGCTACAAAGCGCAGAGTCAAAAGCTCTGATATCAGCCGAACTTAGCCACATGGCCAAAGCGCAGCGATTAGTTGGGGTACTGCTCCTTTATGCGCGAGTAGGTGATCCGTGTGTGGTGAATGGGTGACGTAAAGAGGAATTGTGCGCACCGGGATGGCCGCGAATTATCGACGGTTATTGACTACCCAGTTAACGGCGAGGGAGGCTCTGTCACTGCGTTCTGCAAATAAGACCAACTCAGCAAAGTAATGCGCTGAGAAATATCGAAATTAAAACAATATAGGAACCGGGTCTTATTAGAGCCTTTTTGGTTTTAATATTTCCTCGTTCCTATTGTTTTTTGTCTTTTATATATGCCCACTTCTTAAAACATTTTGAAAAGGGGATATTATGAAAACAGTATATTTTAACCTGCTACTTGAGAACGTCATAGGTTCAGAGAGAACTAACAGAGACAACATCCAAAAGTTGGTCGAGTCTGCAATCTCTACTTATGGTGAGCATGGGGATACTTCACGGTTAGAGCGTCTTATTAATGGCGTGAAGAGTATGGCTAGCATTCGCGGTAATACTCTGAAAGCTTTTATAAAGGCTCATGCCAATGTGAAGTTTGTTCCTAGCAAGGATCTTTCAACACTTTCAGTTAAGAAAGTGGGCAAAGGATCAATCGAAGTAAAAGAAATTACTTCTTTATGGTACGAATTCGACAATGCCGGTAAAGTAACTCCAGATATGGACTACATCGCTGAATTGAAGAAGTTAAACAACAAGTTTCAGAAAAGAAAAGAAGAAGGAACCGCAAAAGTTTCTACCGAAATTGAGCGATTCTTCGCGCTTATCTCTTCTGAATTAGAGCACAACAAAGCACAAGCTTAAACACTAACCTGATAGTGGGCATGTATAAGAGACAATGAATTATGGCGTGTTGGGTAAATCATTTTATTTGATGCGACACTAATGCATGAGGTAATGTAATAACAATAAAGAAGTACCATAATTGACATAAAATAAAATTATGTCATGGGTACAAATAACCAGCATTATCATCGCAGAAGTAACTGAACCTAAAGTAGATCGCATCTAACTTAGGGAAAACTTTCGTTAGTGCAAGTGAAGTGATGGAAGGTTCGACTCCTTCCCACGCCCCCAGATTAGGTGGATTACTCCCCTGCATCCTAGGACATGATGTAAAACTGTCCTATTTTTGTGTCTTAAATAAAAGGAGGTAAGTTGACTAGGAAGCAATTAAAAAGGCAGGTAAGGAATACTCGTGCTTTTCGCCAGATAGCGAAGCGACGAGATGCGGTGAGGATAGCAGCAGAGAAGGCCAGAGTAGCGATGGAGGAAGCACCATACTTTGAACCATCTCAGGAAGAGTTCGAGGCTAAAGGTTGGGAAATGGAGGAGAATGAATGACAGTGAAATTAAAAGCAAGGCCTCACATCCTAGTGATGCAAAGGCGAAAGAACTCAGGTAAACAATGGGGAATGGAACATGCTTACCCTATTGATTACTATGGGATAAAGGCAGCGGTGGAGAAGGCTCAGAACTTCATAGCTGTTAGGGAAGCTCTCTATGGAGATACTCTGGAGTATAAGCTAGAAGGAGGTATGGAATAGTGGTTAGAGGTATATGGATCTTCATACTAACGACATTTACGTTAGCTTGTATGACAGTGTGGGTGCTGACAGGTGCATTATTAATTGATGCGTGGTCAGTAGGTTTTAATATACAACCATTAGAAATAATGCTTGATAGTTTGTTTGTAGTGTGTAGTATATTTGTATCTTGTTTGCCTTATCAAATATATAGGGCTATGCAATTTGATTTATTAAGGAGAAAGAATGACAAGTTCAAATCATCGTTTTAACATCACTGATCTAAATGTTGAAATAGATTCAGATAATCGCTGGATTAAGTTAGAGATCAAGAGGAATGTGTATGTTACCGTAGCACAAGAGGTAATAAATCAAGTAGCCAAAGAACTAGAACTTGATCCTACTCTTCTGGGTAGAGCGGTTATGATGTCTACATTCCAAGGTACAGAAGATTTCACATTTTACTGTGACAATGAAAAAGACTTCAGGTTTAATGTGAGCATCAAGAACGAAGAGAACGAGGAGTACTCAACTCCTTACAAGTATGTGAATCTAGTTAAAGGAACGGAGGAGGAATGACTAGAGAAGAATTTTGGACTTGGTTGAATACTCATCCTCTTGGTGACTACGACATCCATGAAGATGATTATGGTGCGATTGTAATTGGGTTCCCTATTGTGGAGGAGGAAGATGAGCAACTTCAAGAAGCATAACCCCAAGATCAACAGGTATGCACAGAAGTCACCAGATAATCTCAAGCATGTGATTATGATGGTGGTTCTTTCTATCAAGATGCCTTGGTATCAGGTAGGCAATCAGATGCAGGACTACATGAAGAAGGGGATGAGATCTAGGTTTGTATGGGGCAACAAGAAGAAGACATTGAGGTATCTTAATTCTAATTCTGTTGCTCTGTATGATGAGGCAATGGCTGCACTAAAGCAGTGCAAGGGTTCAAAGTTAGACATTCGACTGATGGATATATTCCTAAAAGTGGATGGTCTAGGTTTAGCCAAGGCAGGTTTCGTGTGTCAGCTATTTGCTGGGCGAGTTGGGTGTATTGATACACACAATCAGAGAAGGCTCAAAGGTGGAGAATCTATCGGTAATCTTAGTGTTACTGGTAAGGAACAACTACCTAAGAGGCTGGCTAAGATAGAGTTATACGTTAACTTCTGTAAGAAGCGTAGATGCTCTTGGTTGTGGGATAGCTGGTGTAATCTTATATGGGTTCAGAACCCTAAGAGATTCAAGAGTGCCGAAGAAGTATCTGAGGTACACTACAGCTATCTTCCACATTAACTTAAACTACATAAGGAGTCTTATGGAATATTTTTCTATAAAAAGAGGTGATGTCACCCCTGCACCTGAGAAAGAAAACTCTCGATCTCAATGGAGACAGAAGTTTGAAAGCATGGGCGTAGGCGACTGGTTTGAAGTTAGCGAAGATCAACGTGGCAACGTGGCTACTAACGCTAACCTGTATGTAAAAGGTAAGTATTCTCTATACAGAGTAGGGAATGGTTACATCTTCAAAATTAAATCTAACTGAGGAGGTGCAAGAAACTAAAAGTAAATGCTCACGTTGTGGCAAGTTACATCTAACCAAATCAATGGTTTACATCAATGACTTGCTGCAATGTGTGAGCTGTACACTTGGCAAGAGTGTAAGGATCAGTAACAATTTGTAACATCTTGTTACAATTCGGAAATCATTCTGTAACATTTGTGTGCTACCCTAGTATTTCAAATGAGTCAGATACAATATTATAAGGAATATTATGAACGTATATGCGTTAAACTCAATCTCATCTCACCCTTTAGATGAGATAGCTCCACCTGACATTGTTAACACAGTGATAGAAGATAGACCTATCTTGTTTAGAGATCAGTATGGTGCTCTATGTACTGACCCTAGCAGAAGAGGTTTGTTTGTTAAAGGAGAACAATCTCCTCCGATTAACATTGTTAAAGGAAGCTACAGCTTCAAGGGCGCACAGTATGAAGATCTATACAGATCTATGATTAACATACTCAAAGCTTCTGGTGTTGATTGTAGAGGTGCTAAGGTTAAGTCTGATATGACTCAAGGAGGAGAGCGTGGTTTCATTACGATGACTCTACCTGAGTATACTATCGAGACTAGGAACGGAGATGAGAGTCAGTTCCAGATAACTGGACGTACATCCTTTGATGGGTCATGGGCTGTAGTGTTACAGATAGGTGCGGTTCGTATGGTCTGCACAAACGGTCAGGTTTTCATTGATAGCTTCAGCATGTATAAAGCCAAGCACACCTTGCGTATGAATCCTGAACATGCAGAGCGCAAGCTAGTTGCTGCACTAGAGTCATACAAGAATGAGGCTGCTAGATGGAAGAGATGGACTGAGAATAGCATCACAGACAGAGAAGCTCTGAACTTATTTGCAATGGCTACTAAGTGTAAGTTTGTTTTAGCTAGGCAAGATATGACAGTTCACCAGTTGTTTGAGGAGCCTGAAGTATACAGGAACCAAGCACTCAAATGGATCTGGACTCAGTACACCACTGATGAGCAGAAGCATCTAGGGTCTACACATTGGGCTGCTTACAATGCTTTGACTCACTGGAGTACCCACGCACCTGCAACCAAGAAGACTGCACAAGCTAATATCTTAGCTATCAAGGTACGGCGTGAAGAAGCTATACGGTCTGCTGTTAAGTCCTGCTTGGCTGCTTAATGAACTTCGATAACAAAGTCAGGTACGTTCCAAACAGGGGTGATGATGATCCCCTGTGGGACTACTTGGCTAATGTTATTTACAATAGTTCTAATGATCCTTGGACTCTCACCTCATGGGAGAAAGCTCTAAGTAAAGTAACTAGATCTGACCTCACGGTTAGAGAATATATGGATGAACTAAATGCAAAACGTAATTGATGTGTGCAATCATATTTTAAAGTATTCTGAAACTTATGCATTCAGACTACCGCCAACACTTGAACTACAAGAAGAGGCACTTGATCTATGCTTGATACACGGAGAAAGATTTGTCATAATGTTCATTGAAAATTATTTAAAAACTATTACGGAGGAATATGTATGAGCGCACCTGATCCAGAGGCTGAGTTCTATAGTTACTTCGATGATCTGTATTGCAAGTTCTGGTCGCACGATGTGCAGGAACCTGCTCCTGAAGGTAGATTTAAAGATAAGTTCTACCACTACGTTAAATACAGATGCAGTGAAGTTGACGATTGGAAACTAGATGGAGGCTTAGGTCATTTACTTAGTGACTTCTTAGAGGAGTTAGCAGGGTGAGTGACATACTGTATATGAATGACGCACAACTAAAGTTCTTTAAATCATCTAGGTTTATTGGCCTGTTGTATAAAGACAAAAGAACTATGGATGTGATAAAGAACTACTTTGGGATGGGTGAACATGCTGTGGAGATAGGTGAAGGAATTGACCTTGATCTGCTAAAAGATGTTTACACACCCTTCCTAATGGAGTACAATCGAAGATCTTAATTAAGGAGAATGCTTATGGATCTACCTACTAAAGTTGAGGGACAGGCATACTGGCCTCACCTTTCCATTCCTAACTGGAACATGGACAAGACTAAAACTTTCTACGAAGTTAACCTAGCTGTATCTGATGACATCTTTAAGATGTTCAAAGAGGCAGGGTTTAGTAGTGTCTTTCTCAGACCGCCCGGAGATAAAACTTTTACACCAGATGCGGTGATTAAGTTTGCTACCTTTGGGCATAGTACAAACGGAGAGCAGAACCCACCACCTGCTATGTATGATAAAGCAGGTAATCAAATAGCTGCTGACTCTATTCGTATAGGTAATGGGTCTACTATCGCAGTAGAGTATGACAGGTATGAGTACGGTAAAGTAAACAAGATAGTACGTCCTAGATTATTAGGTGTGCATATTGTGGATCTTATTGAGTACGCACCTGCCGAAACTCAGCAACCAGCTTTCTCAGCATAGGAGGATACATGGAAGAAGCTAAACAGCAAATTACTTACACCTATGAGGATAAGTCTTATGATGCACATAAGTTTACCGACGAGGGTAAGTTAGCATTGGCTGCTGTTGCCAGATTAAACAGAGCTATTAGTCAACTTACTGAGCAGTTAAATGATGCACAAGCTGCATCTATTACTTACAAGGACACTATCAACAAGCAGTTGACTGATGATATGTTACTTGAGGAAGAGCCAGTAACTCAGTACATGGATGAGTTAGTAGAGGAAGAGGAGCCAACAACCAAGGAGATTTGATTTGAGTTTCGTAGAACTCCATCAACCCTGTCCTGATTGTGGATCTAGCGATGCGCTATCTGTTAATGATGACGGTAGCGCATTTTGCTTTTCATGTGGACAGTGGTTTAGTAAAAGCAGATATGAGTCTATAACTGGAACAACATTCAAACAGATGGGAGACATTCAAATTAACGTAGTACAAAATGAGCCTTTAACTTTCGCTGAAGAGGGAGAGTTCATGGGTTTGAAAGATCGTGGTATCTCTGAAGATACTGCTCGTAAGTTTGGAGTTAGATGTACTCTTTCTCCTACAGGTTCAATAACAAAGCATATATATCCTTACTACAAAGATAAGGAGATAGTTGCTTACAAAGAGCGTGTGTTAGGAGACACAGGCAAACAAAACTTTTTCTCTAAAGGTGCTATCAGAGATGCTGGCTTGTTTGGTGAAAACTTATTTAATGAAGGTGGTAAGTATATTACTTTAGTTGAAGGTGAGTGTGATGCGATGGCAGCATACGAACTACTGGGGTCTAAGTGGCCGGTAGTTAGTATAAAGTCAGGAGCAAAAGGAGCAGAGAGAGATGTACGTGCATCACTTGAGTTCCTTGAATCATTTGACACTGTGATCATAAACTTTGATGAAGATAAGCAGGGTAAAGAAGCAGCCAAAAGAGTGGCTAGGCTTTTGAAACCAGCTAAGACTAAAATCATGTCTTTGCCAGAGGGATTTAAAGATGCAAATGATATGCTCAAACAACATAATCATAAAGATTATGTGACCGCATGGTGGGCAGCTAAAGTATATACTCCTTCAGGTGTTCTTAGCGTATCTGATGAGCGTGAGAAGTATAAGAACAGAGAGAAGAAACAATCCTTTCCTTATCCTTGGACAGGCTTGAACGAGAAGCTAGAGGGACTTAGACATGGAGAACTCATCACATTGACAGGTGGTACAGGTCTTGGTAAGTCAAGTGTTACCAGAGAACTAGAGCACTGGCTAATTAAAACTACATCTGACAATGTGGGTGTGATTGCACTTGAAGAAACTTTCAATAGAACAGTGGATGGTATTTTAAGTATTGAAGCTAATGCCAAGCTGCATATTGATAGGATCAGAGATCAGTACACCGAAGAAGAATTAGATAAGTTCTTTGACATAATGTACGATGGTGATAATCACAGCAGGGTTTGGATACATGCTCACTTTGGATCTAATGATATAGATTCTATATTCAGTAAGTTACGCTTTATGATTGTAGGGTGTGAGTGTAAGTGGGTGGTGATAGATCACCTTCACATGCTTGTCTCTACTACAATA